GTTTCAGCTGGCCGCGAAGAAAGCCCTTCATAAGGACGACGCTGCCATAGAGAGAGGGCTTAATATGGCGGGGATCGCCGCCCAAAACGCCATCCGAGCAGCTATCAACGAGGGTCCTGGCCCTGCACTGTCCGAGGGAACGCTCGCTGCAAGGCGTAGAAGGGGCCGCGAAGGCACTAAACCTCTCGTGGACACAGGGCAGCTAAGGAATAGCATCAATTATGTCATACGGAGCGAATAAATGGCTCGGCTGGATGTCTCAGATTTACCCTTAGACCCGATGTTCACGGATACCTTCGACGTCGAGCGAAGAACTGAGACTGTGGATAACCATGGGAGGAGTACACTGGCTATCCAGACTTTCCCTCGAGTGGCAGGGACTGTCACCATGGCCAGTCCTAATGACCTCAAGAGGTTGGCTGAGCACCAGGTCACTGAGAGAACCATCAGCATCGTGACCAAGTTCAAGATGCAGGGAGAGGTCACAGGGAAGCAGCCGGACGTGGTGGTCTGGAGAGGGGATCGATACGTGGTCAACTACATCGACTACTATCCGCAGTTCGGGAGGGGCTTCACTCAGGTTCTCTGCTCCAGTATGGACCGGACCGACGAAGAATTGAACGCCCCATTACCTGGAGGCTTTGCCTTCAACCAGTCGAGAAACTCGGCCCTCATTCAACTAACGAGGTAAACAAATGCTCACCAAGATACTGGATGCCTTAGGGGTTCAACAGACGGTAGTGACTGCCAGCCAAGAAGCTGTGGTCAACAAGTCCGGGACTATCACCGCCACAGGAGTATCGCAGACGCTGGCAGCAGCCAATGCTCTCCGGTCGGGGTGGTTCTTCCAGAATAATGGGTCCAACCCCATGTACCTGAATGAGGTGGGGGCTGACGCTTCGGCTACCTCCAATTCCTTCGTGGTGCAGGCTGGCGGTACCTTTCCTCCTGCAGGGTTCGCTCTCACCACGGCCAAGATCAGCGTGCTGGGAACGATAGGAGAAGCCTTCACTTGCAGGGAGTGGTAAATGATTAAAAATATACATATTCACCTTGGCAATACGAAGGACGCTGATGTTCGGGTGGACCATATCTCATCGGGAGTTGCTGCTGCAAAGCGAACAATCCAAGATGGTGAGCGGGCTTTGGCAAAAGGGGATCTCGAATTGGCCGGACGATACTTTATCTCTGCTTCGGTCACCCTTGAAAACATCGGCAAGCAAGCTAAATCATCGGCGTAATGACTCATGAATACTAGCGCAACTGGCGGGTACCTAACTCCAACGGTTAGTCCTGCCCCACTTGAGGATGAGGCCTTAGTCAACTTCTTCCAAGAGTGGGTAGTGGGGATCACCGGACTGGCCGGACAGTACGTTCGACCTCGCTGGCAACCGGAGCCCCCGAACATTCCTGGCAGTTCGATCAACTGGGCGGCTATCGGGATAGCTCGAAGAGAGGTTGACACCTTCGCCGTAGAGCAGCACCTCCCCGCTGGGACTAGCCAGGTCAAGCGACACGAGGTTCTGCACTTCCTGGCCTCTTTCTACGGTCCGGCAGCAGACAGCTATGCTCATATCCTAAGGGAGGGGATGCAGTTAGCCCAGAACCGGGAGAGGCTGACTCTGAACAGTATGGGACTGGTGGAGAGCGGAGAAGCCGTCACAGTTCCTGAGCTGGTGAAAGAGAGATGGCTATACAGGGTGGATCTTCCATTTAGCATACGTCGTCAAATCATCCGTACCTATTCCGTGTTGAACCTTAACTCGGCAACCGTTCAATTGAACAACGAGCAGTCGATTACCAACCTCAACGTAGCACCTTAAGGAGGCTTCATGAACGCACTACCTATCTCTAGACTGGTTAACGTCTCCGTCAACCTGTCTCCCATCGCTGCCCAGATGCAGAACTTGTCCACCTTGTTGATCCTGGGCAGCTCCAGCATCATTGACGTGGTCGAGCGTATCCGGAACTATAGCACCATCGACGAGGTGGCCACTGACTTCGGGACTTCCGCCCCAGAGTACCTGGCTGCGGTCCTGTGGTTCGAGCAGTCCCCTCAGCCCACCACACTGAGCATCGGCCGTTGGGCAGAGACTGCCCCTGCCGGTCGACTGATTGGCGGAACCCTGTCGGCAGCTCAACAAGCGATCGCCCTGTGGAACGCTATCACGACCGGTGCTTTCGAGGTGGAGGTGGACGGAGTACCACTGTCCATCAATGGCTTGAACTTCTCGGCCGCCACCAACTTGAATGGGGTAGCATCTACCATCCAGACAGCCCTGGCGGCTAAGTCGGCAGGATGCACGGTAGTATGGAACTCTACCTACGGCCGGTTCGTAGTTCAATCCGGAACCACGGGGGCTACCTCTGCGGTGAGCTTCCTGAATGCCCCTACGGCTACCGGAGACTTCATCTTTGCTGGTCAACCAGCCGACAACGACACCATCACCCTGAATGGTACTGTGGTCACCTTCGTCACCACTCCTGCAGCTGGGAAAGTGACCATCGGAGGTTCCGTTTCGGAGACCTTGGCGAACCTGTTGGCCTTCCTGAATGCTTCGGCAGATGCACAGCTCGTCAAGTTCGTCTATTATGTGGCCCTTGGCAGTCTGTATGTCAAGGCGGCCACTCCAGGCGCAGGTGGTGATGCACTGACCATCGCCAAATCCTCCGTCAATATCACAGTTTCGGGGGCCACCCTCTCGGGAGGAACGGGCACGGACGTTTCTACCATGTTGGGATGTGCCTCCTCCTCTTCCGGTGCTTATGTCGCCGACGGTATCGCTGCAGAGACTCCCCTGGAGGCGGTCACCCTCATGGATGATCAGTTCGGCCAGGCGTGGTATGCCTTGACGGCTCTGGGGGTTACTAACAGCGACCACCTGGCCATCTCCAGCTACATCAGTGCGGCGAACAACAAGCACCTGTATGGCGTCTCTACCCAGGAGGCCGGAGTACTGTCCGCTCTGAGCACTACGGACATCGCCTACCAGCTGAAAGCCGTGGGACCTAGCCGAACCGTGACTCAGTACTCCAGCTCGAATCCGTACTCCGTCTGCTCGCTGTTGGGTCGAATCCTCACGGTGAACTACAACGGGAACAATACCACGATCACCCTGATGTACAAGCAAGAACCGGGTATCGTAGCCGAGAACCTGACCTCTACCCAGATCAACGCTCTGGAGGGAAAGAACTGCAATGTCTTCGTAGCCTACAACAACGACACTGCGATCATCGAGAACGGAAAGGTGGCTTCTGGGGACTTCTTGGACACCACTACCGGAACCGACTGGCTGGCTCTGCAGATCCAAAACAACGTGTTCAACCTGCTGTACACCAGCACCACCAAGATCCCGCAGACAGACGCTGGCGTGCAGTTGATCACCACTTCCATCGAGGCAGTCTGCTCCCAGGGAGTAGCCAACGGTCTCCTGGCACCGGGAGTGTGGAACTCAGGGGGGTTCGGGGAACTGGCCCAAGGGGACTTCCTGCCGAAGGGGTTCTATGTCTACGCCCAGCCGGTCTCGCTGCAACTCCAGGCTGACCGCGAGGCTCGTAAGGCTCCTCCCATCCAGGTGGCTGCAAAACTGGCCGGAGCTATCCACACTGTGGATGTCATCGTCAACGTCAATCGCTAAGGAGTAGAGAATGCCTACATATTCGTTTCTTGATGTACAAGCCTCAATCGTCGGTCCCGGCGGTGCCTTCTCCCTGGGCTCTGGGGTAGGTGCGGCGGAAGAGGGGATCACCATCGCCCCTACCGAGGATATCAACACCATGACCATTGGTGCTGACGGCACCCCGATGCACTCCCTGCACGCCAACAAGTCCGGCAGTGTCACCATCAACCTGCTCAAGACCTCTCCGGTCAATAAGCAGCTGGCTCAGCTCTATGCCTTTCAAACGGCATCGGGAGCTAACCACGGCAAGAACACCATCTCTGTGGGAAATTCTCAGACAGGCGACGTGATCACCTGCCAGCAGGTGGCCTTCCAAAAGCATCCGGACATTGTCTACGCCAAGGAAGGTCGTTTCAATGCCTGGACCTTCCACGCCGGTATCATTGACCGTACCCTGGGCGCTGGTGCATAATGGAACTCTCTGGGAATAACTACTCCATTGGCCGGTTGAACGCTTTCGACCAGTTAAAGGTTGCTCGTAAGCTGGCGGCTACCTCTGTCCTGATCGGAAGCCTGGTCAAGGCGGAGGCCCAGAAGTCGGACATCACCTTTCTGGTGCTGTTGATACTGTCTCACTTGGATGATGTTTCATCTGAGCAGGTGGTCAACCAGTGTCTGAGTGTGGTCTCCCGGCAGCAAGGAAACCTGTCAGCTCCGGTTATGAACTCCGGAACGTTGATGTTCTCGGACATCAAGGTGAGTGAGGTGCTTCAGCTAACCGCTCGAGTGATCACGGAGAACCTGGGGGATTTTTTTCTTTCCGCCCTAGCCGATTTGGAAGCCCAGACCAACCAGCTGTAGCCCTGGCCTCCATGGCGGGCGGTGAGGACTGGGTGATGCTTCCTGTTCTGCGGGGCCTATGCACCTATAAGGACTTGAAAGACGGATCTCTCTCCCTGTATGACCTGGCCCTGATGAATGAGGCCTTGGAAGTAGAGGGGGAGAATCAGAGAAGGTTGAGGAGTAAGGAATAATGGCCACAGCTGAAATCCTGCAAGAGTACCTGGTCAAGCTGGGTTTCCAGACGGATGCTATCTCCGCGAAGAAGCTAGAGGACACCCTCGGGGCGACCAACAAGAAGATCTTCGGAGTAGGAGTGGCCGTGGCCGGGATGGTCCTTGCGGCAGAGCGAGGGGTAGCTGCCTTCGCGGGAAAGATGGAGAGGCTCCACTACTCCTCGAAACTGACCGATACCTCTGTGGCTAAGCTACAGTCCTTGTCCTTCGCAGCTGAGCAGATAGGGATCTCAGGAGAAGTAGCCTCGGGGATGGTACAGAAGTTAGCTCAAGACCTCAAGCTGATGCCCGGAACCTTGGGACTAGTAGAAGGAGCCTTCGGTATCAGTACGAAGGGAAAAGAGTCCGCAGATGTTTACTTCGAGCTTCTGGACAAGATGAAAGTGATGTCCCCAACCCTGGGGACCATGTGGGCTGAGAAACTCTTCGGAATGGACCAGTCCACCTTTCTCCTGACCATGGGAAACCTTGACAAGCTCAAGGAGAAGTATCGAGAGCATCAACAGACCATCCGGAATACTGGAACGGATATGGATGAGGCCGCTAAGGTTCTCACCAATTACAACAACCAACTTAGAACTACGGAGGCTAATCTAGACCGTCTGGGGGTGGCCATGGCGAAAAACCTGGCTCCGACCTTTACCGCGATCAACAAGCAGCTTAATGTCACCCTGAGGTATTGGACCAAATTCTTAGGGGGCGACGTCAGCTCTTGGGAGGACATGTTCCAGTTCTTCAAAGATATTCCAAAGGCCGCCGGCAAAGCCACATTGGCTACGGCAGGACTCCTTAACCCCTGGGGGAGTTGGAAGGACTATCAGAAATACTACTCAGAAGACTCTGGCGGTCGTCAAGCGGTTTCGGGGAAGATCAGGAGACCGCCCCAAGGAAAGCCCTCAGAGCGGGGGATTTATTCCTCACTATCCTCACTGGGGTGGAGCCCTCATGAGGCCATAGGCATCATGGCGAATCTTCAGAAGGAGAGCGGATACGATCCTCGAGCAATAGGAGATGAGGGGAAAGCTTACGGTATTGCTCAATGGCATCCTGATCGTCAAAAGGACTTCCAAGAGAAATATGGA